TAGTAGACGTTGATAAAGCTGTTAGAGAGATCGGTGAGCTTGAAGGAATTAACCAAGAACTTTTTAGAGATGATGATGAGCTTGAAGAACTTAGAGAAGCTAAGGCTGCTAAACAACAACAAGCCGAAGAAGACGCTAGGGCTACACAAGGTGCTGAACAGATTCAGAAAGCCGGACCAGTATTGCAAAGTGCAGGAGTTGTCTAATGGAATATTACTCTAATGCCGTAGAGAAAGCAGAACAGAATTTCAACATGAAGAAGAAAGCTAGTAGGAGCTTAGAATTAATAAGAGCCTACAAGCGAGTATTCTCCTCTCCTGACGGTAATAAAATTTTAAATGATCTAATGAAAAGTTGCAGCTTCACTAGAACTACACTCAGCCAAGGTGCTGATCTAATGCTATTTAATGAAGGAAGACGTTCAGTAATATTAAACATTCACGAGATACTAGGTAAAGATACCCAAGCTATCTATAATCAAATTACTGCTTACGAGCAGAAAGAGAAGGAGAATTATTTATGAAACGGTTACTACAATTTTTATTATTCCAATTTATATTCTTTAACACCGAAGGCGGTGGCTCATTCATGGGAGGTGGAGATGGAGGTTCTGGTGGTGAAGGTGCTGGTGATGGTGGCGGTGGCTCTGCTGCTGGTGATGGTGCTGGCGGTGAAGGTGGAGGCGGTGCAAGTGGTGATGGTGCCGGAGCTGGTACAGGTGGAGAGGGAGCTGGTTCTAGTACAGGTGGAGAGGGAGCTGGTTCTAGTACAGGTGGTGGGACAGGTGAAAAAACTTATACCTACCCGACAGGACTCGACGAAACTTATCACGGAAATGCCACACTATTAAAATATGCTAATGATGATGGAACTTTTGATAACGCTAAAATTGCACAAGCATTAATTCATGCCAGTAGTTTTGTTGGTGCTGACAAGATCATGAAACCAAATGATAAGTACACCAAGGAACAATGGGACAAGCACTATAGAGATTCTGGTCTTCCAGAAAAATTTGAAGACTATAAAGTTGCTAACAATGTTCCCCAAGGGATAGAAGCTAATGAGGAAATGTTCAACGCTTTTGCAAAGACTGCTTATGAGCATGGACTACTACCACAGCAAGCTCAAGCTGTTATGGATTTCCATAACGAGTACATGGGTACTGCTGTTAATTCTCAGAACGAAGCTTTCAATAATAAGGTCGAAGCAGATCGACAGGCTCTACATTCGGAGTGGGGAGTTGATCAGAAAAGAAACTACGAACTTGCTGAGATAGCACTAGGACATTTCTGCTCACCAGAACAAAAGTTATCACTTATTAAAAGTGGAGCTTTAGATAATGTTGAAGTGACAAGACTGTTTCAAAGAATGGGAGCTGGTCTTGGCGAAGATACATTACAGAAATTATCTGGTGGGACTCTCGGAATGGATAGTGTTGATCTTGATAAAAGAATTACCGATGTATCTGTAGAGCTTCGCTCTTTAGGTAGAACTCACCCACAATACAAAGGGAAAATGGCTGAGTACCAAAGGCTTCTTTATAAAAGACATGGTACAAATCAGGTTCCTCAGTACGATGGGCAAGGTGCAGACGCATCTGTAACAGGTTGATTATTATACAAATGTAGAACTTTTATCTTTATAGGGGTTGATTTAATATTGACCCCTACTTATACTGCAACTAACTGTTTATGGGATACTCACTAAACGACCCCGAAAAGTGAACGGTCAGATCGGACCCTTGTTAGGATACTCTGATTGAAAAATGCAATGGAAATGTTTTTTTACTAACCTTAAATCTGGAGAACTGTGATGGGCTTTACAATCACAAGTGCGTTTGTACAAGGGTACAAGAACAACATTCACATGTTGGCGCAACAAAAGACAGCCAGAGTATTTGGGACCGTTCGACAAGAGCAGCAAGCATCTAAGACGGATTTTCACGAAAGAATTGGTGAGACAGAAGCCAATGACGTAACCACTCGTCACCGTGACACTCCGATTAACAATGCTCCTCTCTCAAGGCGAGCCGTTACTCTGAAAGATTCAGACTGGGGAGAACTTATTGACTCACTCGATAGAGTTCGCCTCCTTATTAATCCCGATGACCCTTATGTGGACATCGCAGTTAGTGCACTTAATAGAAAGCAAGATGATGTTTTCTTCGCTGCCGCCTTTGGTGTTGCCAGAGCTGGTGAAGATGGGGAGATCAATGTTCCTTTCCTTGAGTCACAAAAAACTGTCGCAACAAATTCTGCTGGTACTGCACTAGCAACTTTGAGTGTTCGTACTCTAAGACGAGTCGTACGAAAGTATGACGATGCTGATGTGGACGAAGAGGATATGAGATTCTTTGTTTTCAATGGAGCGCAAAAAGAAGCGTTACTTGGGGAACTAGAAATTCAATCTGCTGACTTCAACAGTGTTAAGGCACTTGTCGAAGGTCAGATTGATACATTCCTTGGACTGAAGTTTATCAGAAGTGAGAGACTTCCGGTTCTTGCGGTAGCAATTACCACTGCGGATTTTTCCACAGGTCTTACTACAGGTGGCGGTGACACCGTTCCGGCTGGTTCCGACAGATTACTGTCTTATACTAGATCAGGAATGTTAGCATCATCTGGTATGGACATCACTGTTAAGATTGGACCAAGAGCAGACAAAGCTTGGTCAACTCAAATTTTCGTTGAGCAGTCTAAGGGTGCAGTTCGTATGGAAGAACTTAGATGTCAGGAGATTCTTTGTTTAGCTAACTAATACTTAACTAATCGAGAATCAAATTTTTTAACTTTAACAGGATTTTTTTTATGGCTACCTTTGAAATGGATAACAAAAAAAGATTCAACACTGACGAGAAGAAAATTCAGGCTGGTTTTCAAGACGGTCGTACTAAGAAAGTATTTGACTCCTTGACTATCGCTGGCGGTGGAACACCTCTGGCACTGAATGACGAACTCAACATGGGTGAAAAACTCCCAGAAGGTGCAATCATCGTAGATGCGTATGTTAAAATCAGCGATACTACAGGTGCTACTGGTCAACTATCAATGGGTCTTCGCGCTCACGATAACTTGGCTGAAGCTTCTGTAGCTGAAGATGACAACTCTCTAGTTGAGATTGCCGACTCTGGTGGACAGTCTGCTCTGAAAAGATCGGACAACACCAATGTTGCGTTAGGTACACAGATCGGAAAAGGTGGAGCTGACATCTTCTTAAAAGAAGTTGAAGGTCAAGCATCAATTCCGGGCGGTGGTCTAACTGTGCTCGCTATGGTTGAATATTTGTTACCGTAAACTTATTACTAAGGGATAAAGGCAATGGCTTCTGACATCGACATTTGTAACTCAGCTTTGATTAAACTAGGTGTTGAACCCATTGTCTCCTTTGGTGATGATTCTAAAGAAGCAAGACTCTGCAAAGAGCAATACCCAAAAATTCGTGACTGCATGTTAGAGTCTCACCCATGGAACTTTGCCATGAAGAGAAGTTCTGCACTTGCTGAATCAGCAACACTTCCGAATTTTGGTTTCAGTATTTCTTACGTGCTACCATCCGATTGTCTTAGGGTCTGGCACTTAAATGTTAAGACAGCAAGATTTAAAGTAGAAAAGGGAAGACTATTAAACACCGATCTCTCTGGCGCATTTATGCTATATATTTGTAGAGAAGAAGATGTTTCAAAATTCAGTTCACAATTCAAAGAGGCTTTAGCCTATAAGATAGCAGTTGATCTTGGTTACTCGTTAATACAATCATCATCCGTTATAGAAAAGCTAAATAGGAAAGCTGATATTGTATTACGGGATGCTAGGTCTTTCGATGGTCAAGAAGGTTCAAACGATCACTTAATGAGTGATGAGTGGTTGAACTCAAGATTCAATAGAAACTTAGAAGGATTCCGAACAGATGAGCAAATATAATAAAAATAAAAACAATTTCAAACATGGTGAAATTTCTTCAAAACTTTATGGAAGAAAAGAACTAGAAGAATATAAGCATGGTGCAAGGCTGATAGAAAACTTTGTTCCCAGACTTACAGGTGGTCTTGATAAAAGAGGTGGCACTGAGTTCGTTGTTGATGTAACCAACATGGCTTCAGGAAGTGACAGAGGACCAGCAGTTTATCCATTCATAGTTTCAAAAACAGAATCCTATGTGATGGCTATAAGACCAGAAGATATATCTGTCGTTCCATTTGGATTAAGAATCTTTAGGAATGATGGAGTAGAGATGTCACTTACTTCAACAACTACTATAGCTAATCCTCCTGCTGGAACTGACCCAATGGGATTTAACTTCGCACAAATCGGTGACGTTATGTTTTTAACTCACTCTGCTGGAGAATTTAGACCACTGATAATTATTTAAAGTTGATGACATGCTCACTGTTGATCTATCAACTTTATTAAATCCCAATCTCGGTTCAATAAGTGAAATACTTAGGACACCTTATAGAGATGCAAACATTACTCCTATAACTCTTACCCCAAGTGCTCTCACTGGTGTAGGGATAACTATAACAGCTAGTGCTTCTTTCTTTAATGTTGGACAGGAGAGAGCATTACTAAAAATAACTCACGGTACTACTACAGGTGTTGTTAAGCTAAAAACTTTTGGAAGTCCTACAACATTCATTGCTGATGTGATCATAGATTTTAGTGCCACTACTGCCTCCGACAATTGGCAAGAAGGCTCATGGTCAGACTATAGAGGCTACCCTAAAAATGTTGCAGCTTTTGAACAAAGATTAATTTGGGGTGGAAATAAACATCAACCAGATACTCTTTGGATATCTTTACTTGGTAACGTCTTTCATCTTATGGCTAGAAGACTTCTCCAAGATGTTACCAGTGGCTCAAATACTTCTGGTATTAATTATTTTATTCCATCTGCAATTCCTGACGATAAAAAAATTGTAAGTAGGGTTGGAGAACTTATATTACCTGATGACCCATTCTCAATAACTATCGCATCCCAAGAAGTTAATCCTATTACATGGATGAGTTCAGGTAGAAGATTATTAATCGGAACTCTTGGTGCTGAGTATGTTGCTGGTGCTGAAGATAAAGGTTTCGGTATTGAGACTGCCACATTAAGACAACAAACTAATTATGGTGGCTCACCTAGAAGACCAGTCAGAGCTTCTAATGAAGTTATGTTTCTAATGAGAGATGGAGCTAGACTTAGAACTTTTAAATTCAACGAACAGAACGGCTCATATATTTCTGCTAACATTTCTTTAACAGCAGAGCATCTAGTAGAACTCGGTGATGGTGAAATCTTTTCTGAGTTTGATAAAAATTACGAGTACCTTGATATGGTACATCAGCCATCTAAAGATATTATTTGGATGATCAACAGTAGAGGGAGACTGGTTGGTCTATCCTTCTCAAGAGAGAATGAAAACATCGCATGGTTTAGAACTGAGTTACCTTTAGTTGATAATGTTTGGGGAGTAACTTCTATACCTGATGTCACTGGCGGTAACGATGATGTCTACATGATCGTTGAGAGAGATGTCGGTGGTAAGAAGTTCTACTTAGAAAAGATAGCTAAGGATTTTGATGCTCCATCTTTAAATGAGTCTCCACTGATCGACAGGAACATACCTGTATTTTTAGATTCGTCAGTGATACTGGATAACACGGCTGGTGCAACGATCTCAACTATAACTGGGCTTACACATCTTATAGCTAAGGAAGTCTTCTTCGTTTATAGTGGAGTAAAGCAAGGACCATTCATTGTTGACGGTGCTGGTGAGATCACACTTACAACTTCTGTAAGCGTTGCTGGTATTGGTGTTACAGGAATTTTTTATGGAGCTGCTGTAGAGTTACTTGATCTTGACGCTGGTGCAGACTTTGAATCTTCTGAAGGTCAGATACAAAGACAAGATAGAGCTGTTGTCAGGTTTGAAAGAACTAGACAAGCTAAGGTCGGTACTCTAAAGAAAACCGACACAGTTAATTTTAAACAGGCCGATGCACAAGCATTAGCTTCTGGACAGTTCAGAAACAATGTATCTAGTACACCGGGACTTGAACAAATATTAAGAATAGAATCTACAGAACCTCAACCATGTACGATATTAGGTGTATCGGTCAGAGGTAAGAGTTACGATGGAGGTAGAGAGTGAGTGTAAGAACTACAGTCTTTCAACCAATCGACTTGACTCAATTTGATTGTAGGGACGATATTCCAAATCTGTATGAAGTGATGATGTCTAATGATGCTGACCCTACAAGAGATGTTATGTCTGTTTGGAAGGGTCAAACACTATTAGCTATTGTTGGGATAAATCATTTAAGGACTGGAGTAGTAGAAGGGTGGATGCTCGGAAGTACTGCAATAGATAAATTTAAACTAACTACTTTTAGAACTATGAAGAAACTAATTGATTTCTGCTTTGTCGAGTTAGGTGTTGTTAGGTTTCAAATAGCAGTTGACCGTAGTTGGGATGCTGGAAATAAATGGGCTACTAAACTTGGATTAACTTTCGAGGGAACAGCCGTAAAGTATGATGGTATAAAAGACTATGATGTCTATGCGAGGGTGAAGTAATGGCAGCAGCAGCAGCAGTAGCGGTAGTAGCCGGAACAGCTATTCAATTAAAAGGTCAAGCAGATGCAGCTAGTGCAAAAAAGAAAGCCGCTGGTGAAAATTTTAAAGCAAAGAGACTTCAGGCTTTAGAACTAGTTGATAGAAGTGAAACAAATATAGAAACAATAAGAGCGCAGGGCGAGATACTTAAAGGTAGGCAGAAGTTAACATTCTCCTCAAGAGGTATTGACATTGGTTCCGGTGCAGCTCTTTCAGTTGTAGAAGAAACTAATTCGCAAGTATTGAGAGCAGCTATATTAGAAAAGAGAAAGACGGACTTTAAAGTCAGACAACTAAATGCTCAAGGACAAGGGTTCTTGGATTTACAAAAGCAGATATCCTCTGCTGAGAGATCACAAGCATTTGGTACGTTTCTTTCTGGTGCTAGTAGGTTAGTTGGAGGGGCATCGTAATGGGACTACCTAAAGTAAAAATTGCTACAGCAAGTGAAGACGTAAATGTAAATCTTCAGCCGATCAATCAAGCAGGGATTGCTGGAGAGGCAACAGCTAGGGTGGGTGGACAGATAGCCGACTTCGGTTCCGAGTTGTTTAAACTTGATAAGAGAAGAAGAGCTGAAGAAGCTAGAGATATCGAGGCTACAGAAAAGACTAATGATAAACTTAACTCGGCTGCTGAGTTTGAAGAGATGAGCGAAAGGTTTAAAGACAGCCCACTAGGATTTTCAAAAGAACTTGAACTAGTGCAGTCCAGAAGAAGGGCAAAAGTTTTAAAGGGAATAAAGAATCAATCGGCAAAACTTGCAATGGCTAGAAGATTTGAAACAAGTTCTCTTGAAAATAAACTTAGTGCCAAATCTTTCGAGAGAACACAATTTACTAAAAACTCTGTTAAGAAGATAGCTATCACTGCTAGAGAGAAAGCAAAATTAGATTTCTCTAATCCTGTATCTGAATCGGAATTTATCCAAGACTTAGATGAAGACATATTTGATATTGAAGGCAGAGACTTAGACTTCTCTCAGATAGAAAAGATTAGAGGAGACTTTATTAAAACTAGAGTTAATGGAGCTGTCTCTGGATATATGGCTGGTGGAAGGCTAGGTGACTTTGCAAGAGCCAGAAGATTTGTAAAAGATTTAGGACCAAGGTTAACTGCTGATCAATCTATATCTTTAAACAGGAAGATTGATTCAGAGAAAGCTAGGGTTTTCAATGATAGAGCTTTTGAAGAGAGACAAGATAGAGATGCTGTTACAAAAAAGTTCAGGAATGATGTGGGTCCGTTTAAGAAATTACTCGATCAAAAGATAGCTGGGGAGGACGTTACTTCTGGACTTAAAAAATTACAGATGTTTGGAAATATAAAGAGTGGTGGGACAAGGATATTAAATCTGGATGAGATGAATGAGAGTCAGGTTTCAAAATCTACGAGCATGATGTCAGCTATACAAGATCAGATCGCAGCTTCAGATAAGAAAGACTTATTTAAAGTTATGAATAATTTAGGTAGGCAATTCTCTACTGGTCAAATATCTGCTGAACATGCTAGATCACTTGTTACTTCAATAGAGGCTAGACAAAACAGTACAGCAAGATCGTCAGCCAATAAAGAAGCTAATGCTATGATCAGAGATTTTACTACTAGTGGTCATAGCTTCAATAGAAAGACTGACAGGGAAAGGAAGACAAGACTTACATCTCTTAAAGATAAATTAATTGGCGAAGGTCATGACCCTGTAGAGGCTGCAAAGATCGCATTGAAAGATGAAGGAATTGTCAGAGCTACAAAGTCTAGTAACAATGTTGATTCTCTGGTTGCAGATCAATCTACCTTGGTCGGTGTTAAGGAAGCTAAAGTAGAACTACAAACTAAAATTAGAACTGGTGTCATACCAGTTGAAGATGGTAAGAAACTTTTCAAGAAATTACAGAGAAGAAAGAAAGCCTTAGAGTTGATTGAGGATTTTAAAGATGTTCCAACTCTTAAAGAATTACAGGAGAGAAAGTAATGCCAATACTGACAGATAAAATAGGAACCCAATCAGATATGATTAAGCGGTTCACTGACAAGAGGGAGATCGCAAGTTCTGATGATGCTGAATTTAATGAGTTCATGCAAGAGTCTGAACCAGTGGCACCAACATCAGTTGATGAAGAATCTACTCTAGGTGATAAAGCTGCAACTGTTATCGGTGAAACTTTCGGAGCAGTCGGTAAAGGTGTGCTTAAATCTGCACAAGAGTTAGGTAACTTTGGTATTGATGCTGCTGACTGGACAGAAAACTTTGCAGCCAAGCAAGGTCTAGGCAAAGGTGATTTTATAAATGATGCCACTCCAAGATTAAATTTTGCTGATGACCCTACACTTGTATATCAGCCACAAAGTTTTGGCAGTAAGATGGTATCGGGTATCTCTCAGTTCATGGCTCCATTTGGTATTGGTACAAAAGCTGTTGGTGGATTAAGAGTTGGGAATACTGTAACAAAATTTATAAAGGCTGGAGGAATTGGAGCTATAGTAGATGCGACTGCCTTTGACCCACATGAAGAAAGATTATCTAATTTAATTAATCACTTTCCAACTTTAAGAAATCCAGTAACGGAATTTCTTGCATCCAATCCTAAAGACTCAAATGCTGAAGGAAGATTTAAAGCAGCACTTGAAGGTCTTGGTGTTGGCATAGTAGCTGAAGGACTTATATTAGGTGTAAAGGTTTTAAGAGCTAGTCGAGTAGCAAAGAATACTTTAAAGGATACTCAAGAACTTGCAAGGCGAGCTGATCAAGCTGACATACCTTTACCTAAAGATGAACCACCGCCAGTTCCAAAAGCTGAACCAGAAGCTAAGGTTGAGGGTGAGCCTAAAGCAGAGCCTAAACCAGAGCCAGAACAATTAGAACTTCTTCCAGAGTTACAGAAAATAAAAGATGATATAAAGGCTGAAAGACCTAGCCAACAACCTTTACCAAAGACTACTCCAGTAGAAGCTCAAAAGATTATTAGAGGTTTTGAAGATGTAGCAACTGAAGGTAAGGCAGTAAATATAAACCTAGATAAGATTGAAACTGTTGACGATGTTAAAAGAGTTATCAGTAAGATCGGCAAGGAGTTTCCATCAGAACTTGATGAAGCTCGTAGAGGAGTTATCTCTGTTGAGGAGACTGCTAAGTTAGCTGATGATCTCGGCATGAGTGTTGATGACTTGTCAGCAAGACAGGAAGGTCAAGCGTTCAATGCTGAGAATGTTATAGCATCAAGAAGAATTTTAAATGCTTCTGCTGAAAATGTTAATAACATTGTTCAACTAATCAGAGGCGGTGACGACAGTAAAGTTATGATGGCTAAATTAGTAGCATCCATTGATACCCATAGAGTTGTACAAGCACAGGTATCTGGAATAGCTGCTGAAGCTGGTAGAACACTAAGAGCATTTAAAGAAAGTGTCGGACTAGACAACGCTACTAGGAATAGATTTTTAGATGATCTATTGCGCTTGCATGGTGGGGAGTCTGGCATAGCTAAGATAGTAGAAGCTATCGGTGATGGCTCTACAAAACAAATATCTAAAATAGCTAGGAAGTCGCTCGGGAGAAAATTGGTAGACGCTGCGAATGAAGTGTTTATCAATGGGCTTCTTTCTGGACCTAAGACACATTTAGTAAACATGATCTCAAATACAACTGTACTAGCTACTTCGCTACCTGAGAGATTTCTTGCAGAGAAAATATCTGCTGGCTCTATAGACTCAGTAGCTAAGGGTGAAACGGCAGCAATGATGTCAGGAGCACTGAATGGAATGGTCGATGGTTTCCGTATGGCAAAGAAAGCGTTTAAAACGGGTGATAGTGCTTTCAGCCAATCAGCTAAAATTGAATTGCCTTTTGAAAAATCCGTATCGGCAAAAGCGTTTGGTGTTGATCAAGATACTATTATAGGGAAGGCATTAGATTTTATGGGTCACTCTATAAATATACCCACCCGACTATTAAGTTCTTCAGACGAATTTATGAAAGCAATTAATTATAGAATGGAAGTACATGCTCAAGCTCACAGGAAAGCAGTAAGGCAACAGATTGCTGAAGGACTTAGTGAGGCTGATACAGCTAAACTAGTAGCAAAGTTAACTGAGAATCCTGACGAAGCTATAAAGCTAACGGCATTAAATACTGCTAGAGAGAATACTTTTACAAAACCTTTAGCTGATTTAAAGTTACAAGGTTTCGATGCACAAGCTGTAGATAAAGCAATCAGGTCTACACCAGTTATGAGAGTTGTTGCTCCATTCACAAAAACAAATCTAAACTTAGTAGAGTTCGCATTAAATAGAACCCCATTTGCAAAGGGTCTTCTATCTGACATAGCTGCTGGTGGACTTAAAAAAGATGTTGCACTCGCTAGAGTTTCTTTTGGTATGGTTACCATGGGAACTATCGGTGGGCTTACTACTCAAGGCACTGTTACTGGTAGAGGTCCGGTTGATCTAGCATCGAGGAAAGCATTAGAGGCTACTGGTTGGAAACCTTACTCAATTAAGATCGCTGGAAAGTATAGATCGTATGATCGCTTCGACCCATGGGGAAGTCTGTTCGGTATTGCTGCTGACACTGCTGAGATACTTGGAACTCTTTCAAGAGATCGTGAAGATGAAGGTCAGCAGTTGGCAATACAGGCTGGCTCTATTGTAGCAAGCTTAATGACTCCAGAATTTATTTCAAAGAACATGAATGACTTCTTTGATGTTATAAATGGTGATGAGAGAAAAGTAGAAAACTTTGCATCAGGTGTTGTAAGAGGTGCCTTGCCTTTCAGTTCTTTTCTGAGAAGCATAGGAGCTGTAGTAGACCCGGTAGATAGAGATCGTAAAGGTGACCCTGATGCTGCCTTCCCAATGTTCGATAGAATATTAAAGGAAGTTAGAAACACAATTCCTTTTATGAGTGATTCACTTCCACCAAAAAGAAATGTATTCGGTGAAGTGCAAACATCATTTATTTCTTTCGTAAGTGACCCTGATGATCTAGGTGTACTAGAACGTGGAGCTGATGACCCAATAGCTAAAGAGATTCAAAGACTGAACATGACTGGACCTTCTCTTATAAATGATGATGAAGGTCTTGAGTATTTAAAACTTGATATGCCTCCAAGACAAATTAATAAATTCTTTGGTGGTGAATCTGTTTCTATAGATTTGAATCCAGAAAGGTACGATAAGTTTGTTCAACTGGCTGCTGGCATAGGTCTTGATACTGTAGACCAGACTTTAAGAGAAGCATTGAATGAACAGATAACTGAAGACTTCCCAGTGCTAGGAGATAATGAACGTACTGATGCTGCGAAGAGATTAGTAATTAAGCAAATAGTATCTGAATATAGAACTATGGGTAAAGCTCAACTACTTGAAGAGGATGAAGACTTAGAAGAAAAAGTAATTGAGGTACAGGAAGAGAGAGCAAGTAAACTAACTGGTGAAGATGTTTCACTAAGTTTTTAACGGAGTAGGATATGACAGTAGCAAATTTATTAACCAGCGTACTCTACAACGGTAATGGTATAACGGTTGATTTCCCAATAACTTTTGAGTTCAAGCAAACTAAATCTTATGTAAAGGTTTTTGAGATAGTAATATTAACAGGAGTAGAGACTGAAAAGTTTGAGACTGCTGACTTTACTTTTGATTCTGGACCGATAACTAAAGTGGTTGCTAATGTTGCACCATCGGCTTTGGTTCAGTGGAGAATAGAGAGACAAGTACCTCTCAATCAACTAACTAATTTTTTAAACCCTGTTGACAGTGAAACTCTTGAGGAGTCAGTGGATAAGTTAACTTTAATAGCTCAAGAGATTGATGCCAGAGTGGATACTTTAGAAATCCCAGCAGCACCTCCAGTTATTGCAACTAACCCTAAGATTCCTGATTGGGTTACTGCTACTAACTATGAGATTGATCAAACTATATTTCATCAAAGCAGAATGTATCGTGCACTAACCGACCACCTATCAAATGTTTTCAGTACGGACCTATTAAATAATGAATGGGAACTTATAGAGATTGAAGGTATCGCTGGTCCTCAAGGTAATGTAGGTGCTCCCGGTCCTGTTGGAGCTGGTGGCAGTATAGGTCTTACTGGTGGTGCTGGTACGAATGGTGTCAACGGAATTTTCTCAGCGATTGCAACTCAAGGTGAAGCTGAAGCTGGTGTTGAAAATACAAAAGGTATTACGTCACTAAGAACTAAGCAAGCTATAGACTTTCAAAGACCAATAGCTACCTTTAATAAAATATTAACTAACGAAACTGCGATAGCCGCACAACTTTTATTGATCGGCAACCTTACTACTAGAATAGCCTCACTGGAAGCAACTACATCATTTGCTCTTGGTAGGTTTAATGGTTCACAAGTATTACTTAATTCTTCTGGTCCAATTAAATTAGTTGGCAGTGAAGATGAGCCAAATGGAAATGGAGCAGCCTTTAGAAGAGTGTCAACTGGAACTGAATCGGCATTAGTTATGGTTCAGATCAAACGTGAGACTGATGCACCAGCTACTAGGTTTGTCACCTTTAATTTAATTATGCAACTAGTGAATGGAGTTTGGTTAATCGGTAGAGATAATACAGAACAACTTGAAGCAACACTTGATCTTGATGGAGTTGTTCTTACTGTTGTTACTACTGATGTCCTTGGCACAAAGATTGGAGATGTTTTCTACACAACAGATGCAATGGCTGGTGCTAATCACGATACACAATCAGAAATAAAATGGCTTGGACAAGAAATTCCAATTAGCGTTTAAGGAGATAGAGATGAGAATTATATTACTACTATTAATGTTCATGCCAGCCTTAGCTTTTGCAAGGCTACAGTTACTAGATGGACCAGTTAATGTTGGTGACAGAGTTAAGCCTGATGCCTCTGTTATACTTCAAGTAAGTTCGACCACACAGGGTTTCCTAACCCCGAAGATGACAGAAGCTCAACGTGATGCCATCGCTACACCAGTTATAGGACTTGAAATTTTTAATACTGACACTAATCAAAAAGAATTTTATGACGGTTTAGTCTGGAGTGCTATTGGTACAAGTAATCAGTTCTTTCGAGTTACTGAAG